ATAAAGGACATAGCTTACGACCGCTTCAACGCTTCGCAGCTTGTAATTGATTTACAAAATGAGGGCTTGCAAATGTATCCCTTTGGGCAGGGCTTTATTTCAATGAGCAGCCCAACTAAGGAACTAGAGCGGCTAGTTAAAGACGGCAGGCTTAAACACGACGGCAACCCAGTTACCCGTTGGATGATGGGTAATGTATTGCTAGCAAGCGACCCAGCGGGAAATATTAAGATTAACAAAGCAAAGAGCGGGGATAAGGTCGATGGGCCTGTATCTATTGTAATGGCATTAGGCACGGCTATGCAAGACGCTGCCAAAGAAAAAGATTCAGACTTTTGGTTTATATCGCTATGAGATTCGTCGACGACTTCATGAACAAGTATTATTTTAACCTTCCTAAGTTTAGAACTTATGAGGACGCCTACAACGCAACCGAGGCCGAGTATCTGGAAAGGTACGGAGTAACTCGTTATAAAAACTACGACGTATTTCGCTCTGCCCTCAGCAGGTGGCTAGCGCAAGGTCGGAATAAATAAGATTTGTTAACATGGCAAAATTAAAGCAGTTGTAATTTGCACCGATGAATTTAAGATTTTGGGAACGGAAAACAGAAAAGCGGTCAATGCTAACGCAGCCCGCAGACTGGTTTGTAAATACCTTAAACAATATTTTTGGCTACCAAACCAAAAGCGGCCAAGCCGTAAATAATACAACGGCGCTAAGCATTGCGTCCGTGCACGCTTGCGTTAGAGTTATTGCGGATGGAATCGCGGGGCTAGGTTTGAAGTTGTATAAAGATGACGGGCAGAACAGGGATCAAATTATAATCCACTACGCCACAGCTTTAACTAACGAGCCTAACCCTTACCAAACAAAATACGATTTCACCAAGTATATGACTAGCCACTTGGCTTTAACTGGTAACGCTTACGCTTTTATTAATCGCGATGTGCGAAACATTGGCATAGAATTGCACCCAATCGCTCCGCAGTATGTAACGCCAGTAATGCAGGACGGCCTTTTGTTTTACAAGGTTACACTCGCAGGGTACCCGGGCATGATCCCTGCAACGGAAATGCTACACTTCAAAGGAATGTGCGGCGATAATCCTTTGGTAGGTTTGAGCCCTGTAGTATTGCATGCAGAAACTTTAGGTATTGACTTGGCAGCAATTAGCCAGAGCGCGGGAGTTTATAAAAATGGAGTATTGAAATTTTTGTTAACGTCAGACGCCCAGATAAAAATAGATCAAGCGGGACCGTTAAAGAAATCCCTCGACGATGTTATAGACGGGGCAAGCCGTAGCGCTGTGCTTCCTAACGGCATCAAGATGGAAAAATTAAGCCTAAGCCCTGAAGAGGCACAGTACTTGGAGACTCGTAAATTTAGCAGCGAGGAAATTGCACGAATCTTTGGAGTGCCTGCTTCTATGATAGGCGCAACGGCAGGCATCAAGTCAAGCGTTGAGCAGGAATATCAAGATTTTTATGCGCGCACTTTAATGAGCTACGCTATAAACATCGAGCAGGAATTAGCCCGCAAGCTGTTAACAGAAAATGACAAGCTAACTTATTACTTTAAATTTAATTTCAACTCACTATTGAGAGCCTCCGCCAATGAGCGCGCAGACTATTATAATAAAGGCATCCGCGGCGGCTGGCTTTCACGTAACGAGGCGCGGGTTTATGAGGATGTTAACGCTTTTGATGGTGGCGACGAGTATTTAATTGAAGCCAACTTAATGCCTAGCAGTCAGATTAACGAGTATATGGATGCGAAGATTGCAAACCTTATGGCCACTTCAGATAAAAACAATAACCCCGAGGGCGTAAATAATCAAACAATAAACTAACATGAAACAAGAGAGGCGCACATTTACGGGCACCGTCCACACCAGAGCAGACGGCGAAGGCATGCCAAAAGAAATTGGCGGCATTGCTGCTGTCATTAATTCCGCTACGGATCTCGGATATTTTGAGGAGGTTATTTTGCCGGGAGCGTTTGACAATGCTCTGTCTAAAGATTACGACATCCGTTGTTTGTTCAACCACGAAGCCGAGTTAATTTTGGGCCGCACCAAGGCAAACACCTGCAAAGTTTTTGTAAATGGCGACGGCAATCTTGAATATACCTGGGTACCAGATTACGAAAACCCAACACATATGAGCGTTGTGCGTTCTATCATGCGCGGCGATATCACTCAGAGTTCATTTGCCTTTACAATCAAAGAACAAATGTGGTCAGAGTCGGAAAAATATGGATCTATGGGCAAGCGCACAATTAAAGTTATAGAGGATTTGTACGATGTGAGCCCTGTAACTTATCCCGCTTATGCCGATACTGAAGCCGACGCCCGTAGCATTGTTGCTATGCGTGATCAGGAACAAGAAATCGAAGAGGCCAAAAGAAGCCAAGCCTCTGCCGATGTTATTAAATTGGCTTTATTGAGATACCAAAACCTTTAAACAAAAAACAAAATCATGAATAAAATTAAAGCATTGAAAGAAGAGCGTGGACGTTTGCTCGGCGAATTGTCTACCTTGCAAACCACAATCGAAAAAGAAGCCAGATCTATGGCTGATTCAGAAACCAACCGCTTAAGCGAAATCGAGGCTCGTTTGGGCGCGATCAAAGCCGAGGTTGAAACCTTGGAGAAATTGCAAAACTTGGCTGCACAAGCTGCCGGTCATTCTGCAAGCCGTGGTGAGGAAAAAGAAAAAGAAAACATGGCTAAAGATTACAGCTTTAAGCGTGCAATCAATTTGGCTACCACTGGACGCCGCGAAGGTGTTGAGGGTGAATTTTCTCAAATCGGTGCTGAAGAGTTCCAGCGTTCTGGTGTTTCTGTTTCTGCTCACTCTGTAAAAATCCCTTCTGAAGTTTTCAAACGTGATATGACTGCTACAGGCGGAACTTCTGGTTCTGAAGGTGGTGTAAACGTTCAAACTTCTGTTGGTTCAATTATCGATGTATTGTTGCCACGTACCGTATTGCGCGGTTTGGGTGTTCAGCAGTTGTCTGGATTGGTTGGTAACTTGGATATGCCTACCGCTTCTACAGTTCCTAGCGCAGGTTGGAACACTGAAAACGGTTCAGCTACTGAAAAGAGCCCCGCGTTCAGCAAAATCACTTTCAGCCCTAAGCGTTTGGCCGCTTACATTCAGGTATCTAACCAGTTGATGTTGCAATCTAGCAACTCAATCGACGCTTACGTGCGCAACTGGCTCTTGAATGCAATGGCTCAATCTTTGGAAACTGCTGCTATTAAAGGTGGTGGATCTAACGAGCCTACTGGTATCATTGCAAACAGCAACGTAAACGTAACTTTTGCAGGTGGTGCATCTTCTAACAGCACAAACGCTAACGGTATCGCTCCAGTATGGGCCGACGTTGTTAACTTGATGAAGGCTGTAGAAAACGCAAACGGCGAAGGTGTTGCTTACTTGACCAACCCTAAAGTAAAAGCCGCTTTGCAAACTATCCCACGCCAAGCTTCTGGTGTTGAAGGTAACTTCATTTGGCCTGCAGGTGGTGCTGAATTGAACGGTTACAATGTAGCCACTTCTACTTTGGTTCCTTCCAACTTGACCAAAGGTACTAGCTCAACTTTGTCTGCAATGATCTTCGGAGATTTCAGCAAAATGGCTATCGCTTCTTGGGGTGGTATGGAGTTGACAGTTGATCCTTATTCTGGCGCAACTGCTGGCTTGACTAACGTTGTTTTGAACGCTTACTTAGATTGCAACTTGTTGCAGCCTACTGCCTTCGCAGTTTGTAAGGACATCGTAGCCTAATAACTTGACCGCTTGGGGTCATTAAAGTTCCAAGTGCCGGGGGTGATCTTGACTGCATCGCCCCTGGGCCAATATGAAAGTGAGATTTACAGCAAACCCTACAGGGCAATTTAATTTAAGTTACAACGTAGGCGAGGAAGTAATAATGGAAACCAAGCAGGCCATGCTCTTAATTGAGGCGGGTGTTGCTGAAGAGATTGCAGTATTGACACCAGCCAAGCCTAGCAAAAAGGCAAAGCCAGTAAACCCTGAAACCGAACTAGACGCAGAATAATGTTTGTTAGCCGTAGATATACCGCCTTCGCAAATGCCGCCACTGATTACCTCAGTTTGGCAGATGCAAAAACCCATTTAAGGGTTACAAGTTCCTCAGATGATACTTACATTTCGGGGCTTATCTCTATGGCAATTGATGCCTGCAGTAATTATTTGGGCTACTCAATTCGCAAAGGGACGGCAAAGTATGGGTTTGACTCATTTACAGGCCAGCCTGCGCTCGTGAATCCCGTGAATGGTCTAAATATACCTTCAGGCAATTATCTGCGCTTAAACACGCGTTGTTTGGCTATTAACTCCGTGAGCTATGTGAACGACTCGCAGGCAGTTGTTGCTTTTGATTCTGCCGATTGGTTGGCTTCACCTGATCCAATGGGCGGGTATAGCAGAAATATCTTTTTTGAAAATACCCCATCCTCGATTACGGATGATACAATTAAATACATTGTTGAAATCTCTGAGGGCTTTAATCCTGTAGGCACCTCATCTGTAGACCCCGACACCATCATGCCCGCCACCATTAAGCACGCGGCGCTTTTGTTGGTTGCTCAGTATTACGATAACAGGCAGGCCATTATTACAGGGACCATTTCCAGCACAATGGACTTCGGCTTTCACTACCTACTCGATCCGTACAAAATCCAAATCATGATCTAATGAATGCGGGGTTAATGGACGTTTTGGTGAGCCTGCAAAGTTACACCGAAACCATAGATACAAACACAGGCGAGAAGCTGCAAACGTGGACCGAATATGCAACCGCCTGGGCGCAGCGTGTTGAGCAGGAAAGTGGTGCCGAGAATGTAAACGCAGACAGGCGCGAGCATAAGCAAATTGTCATGTATACTATCCGTTTTAATTCGGCCGTAGGCGTTAAGCACAGGGTGGTTGATGACAACGGAGCGCATAACATTGTTAACATAGCAAACCTGCAGCGGAATCTATATTTGAAACTACAAA